ATAATGTCAGTAACAGGCATTGTTCTATCCTGTGGCGCATAGTATACGTTAAAGTCACCTAGGATACGTCCAAACTTGCCTTTCATGTCTTCGCCGTCTCGTGCTATCTGTGTTTTAAGCACAAGATTTGGGCCAGACAGTAGTTCTGTTATACGCTGCTTTGCAGCAAGTCCAAACTTTTTTTCTACTAAATCTCTTGTGCGGCTTTCGGGTGTGTCGATTCCCATGATTCTCACACGTTCATCTCTCATCCAAATACCAAAACCCAAGTCAATGTCAACATCAACTGTGTCGCCGTCAACGACATTTACCAATTTGGCTCTATATTCATACATATCATGCTCCTGTTATAGGAGTATTTATAGTTCGTACCAGCTTATGCCGCCGCCAACTTGTGTATTATTACTATCTGCCGCAACTGCGATTGTTAAAATATCACTTACACCAGCAATGGTTCTTCCAAGCTGATACGCAAAAAGGTCTGCTGCTTCTAGTTTTACTGGCTCACCTTTATTTGTGATAAAACCTTCGCCTATTTGTGTTCCACCTGTGATACTAGCACTAGTAGTACTAGATTCTACAAATGTGCTGGAATTGCTCCAACTAAACCCAGTGCTTGGTGTGGCGTTTAATAAAAGTTTGTAGTGAATATTTTGATTGCTATCTGAAATAATGTTTAGTCCATTTGGAACAACCACTTTATTGATGCCTGCAGTGCGTAACCTAATACTAACAAGATTATAAAATGTGAACGCAGGAGTAAGATTATAATAGGTAAGTCCTCTTCCAGCAAAAACACTTTGGCTTCGGCCTTGATAACCGCCACTGCTGATCACAGTGCTACAAATCTGTTTCATAGTAGCACTTGAGCCAGTATCTGCTGTGTTGGTAATTTCATAGCGAATGCTTTGCTCAGCACTGGTCATATAGGTTGTATCACTGGTTATGTTTGCATTGTGAAAAGTATGTGCAATAATCAAACTACCATTTACAAAAAAACCAGTTCTAACACTGCCAACACCTAACCATTCCATGTCAATATAAAATATATTGCTTTTTGTTATATCAAGAGTAATGCCGCTACTTCCGGTGCCGTCAAATTTGTCTACGTTCCAACTGTCTTGAGCAACACGAGTTTCAACTATGCTACCAGTTACATAACTGCGTAGCACCATATAGATTGTAGCGCCGTCTTGTTCAAAATAGACACCGTTGTTTGTGGTAAAGTATCCTACTCGTTGACGCAATCCTGTAGCGGCTGTTGCCATTGAAAATGTGCTTAGGATTTCTAGTGCTTTGCCGGGCTGATAAGGAAAAGTTCTATAACTTTGTCGCACAACTTGATCATTTTCAGTTCCGGCTACAGTCATGCTTAGACTGCTCTCATTTACATTATATGTGCTACTTGCACCGCCAGCAGTGCTGGTATCAAACTTGCCGTTGTCTTGGCCGACCATGCTGCTATCAAACAATGTAAAAGGTTGTGCTACTTGTTGTCTACCAAATGCATCAATTCCTGTATCGTTTCCTGAAGAATAAGAAACTGTTCTAATAATAGGCTGACCAAGGCTGTTGTAGTCCATGGCCTTGACCAAATTTTCAGTGTTTGGTTCGAAGCTGTGTGTGTAGTTGGTGCTGTTGGGATTATAGTTTGCCATCTACAAGTTACCTTGGATAACCTTTAAACCCCTGTATTGGGGATTGTGTGTTCACTGCGTCAGGTTCGTGACTGCCTGTATGAGATCCGTCTTCTTTGCTGACCATCCCAAGTGCACCAAACGCTTTCTTTGCCATTTCGCGCTCTTCGTCAGTGAATGCGTTAACAAGGCCATCACCGCCGATCCAACTTTCTGGATCAGGCATGTTTTCGTTGTTTCCATCTGCATCCATGCCTGCCATTGCCATGGTAGCACGATACATGTCATAGTAGCCTTTGCTTCTTACATGACCAGGGCTTGCTGCTTGATGTACATGAGGTGCTTTGCCCTTTTTGTACTTTAAGCGCAGACCTTTTTCTTCATGTAAGAATTCGCTGGCTCTCATTAGTTTTGATAAACTCCTGAATTGCCGCTTGATGCTGTACCCATTTCAGTTGCAGTGCCGTTTCCGCCTACAATGGTAAGTTGATTGCCTTCACCAACATAAATGTCGTGAATAGTATTTGCCGGGATTATAATTGGACCACTATACAATGTAACACTTGCATTGGCAGTTGGTTGTGCTGACAAGTTAACCTGCGCTGTAACGCTGTTTGTGCCTGTGCTAATGCGGGCCTTGTCTGTGGTCCACACTGTGTTTGATATTGCTCCTGAATATACTGTTACTGCCATTTATTTTTTTCCTTATACAATCTTGCTTACTGGTTTTTTGCTCCACATACGGCAACTCCAATAACCAGCTTTTGTTCTGTCTTTTTTATCTGAACAGTTGTGTCTAGCACGGAAGTTCTTGCGGGCAGCTGGGTTGTCTCTGCGAATTTCCATATTTGGATCGCCAAAGTTAACCTTCTTTACATTGCCTGTTTTTGGATCTTTAACATATACCTTGTACTTTTTAACATCACCACGTGTTGGTTTTCCAAGTTTGACTTCACGTCCTTGATATTCGGCTTCGTTGGTTTTGCTGCGCTCCAGTGAACGCATAACACTGTTAACCATTGCGCTGATATCACTGCTACCTAGTTCGTCTGAATCACTGTGGAACTCTGCTTCGTCTTCGATAGCAGTAACAATAACGTCAACGCCGTATTTTCTTACCATTTCGCTGAAGTCATCCATGTTCATGATTCTGCGCTTGATAGCATCTGCAACATCATCTGCATCTTCGTCTAGCGCACGATTGATGTTTAAGCCCTTGCCAAAGATATCATTGACTTTTTTCTGATAGTAATTGGCAGCATCATCGTTGCCCATACGCTTGTGGAAAGCTGCTTTACGCTTGTAATCCGCTGCCTTGTCCATATCAGCATCATGCACACGGCTGTCTGCTTCCATCATCTTTTTAAGTTCGTGACAGTTGCAATGCTCACAACTTGGTGGGCAAGTACATTCCATTACTGGTGCACCGCAACACTCTTTGCTGCACATTGGCACGCCGTCTTTGAACCAAGGCTTTTTGCCTTCGTCTAGTTCTTCTGGTGCTGCGCCAGCGTGTTCTTTGCAATCGCTACAAATACCTAAACCATTTTCATAGTTCATTAGTGGAGCATCGCAACATTCACTGCTTGGTGCACCTCTGTCTTCGTCTAGTTCTTCGTCGGCAATCATTTGACAACCACAGTGTTCTAGTACTTTTAAACCAAAGTCATCAGCTTCTACAACAACACTGTTGTCTGTGTGACTAACAACGTCAAACTCTACTGCAAGTTCTTCATTGACTCCAACTGTAAACACATCGCCCTCGACCATAAAGGCTTGCGCTCTTTCACTCTCAGTGATGTATTTTTTTAGACTCATTTTGCTTTAAATTCCTTGTAAAGTTCCATCAAATGGCTCGCACTTGTTTCTTCTAGCTCTGACTCACCAAGGTTAACTGTGTTATTCTTGATGTTCTGCATAGCAAGTGGGTTATCGCCAGGGTTGTTTGGATTGACCTGCTGTTTAGGACCGTTTAGGCCGCCAGCAATACCGTTAACCAGTGTGTCTGTATCTGCTGTTGCTGTGTCATCTGCACCGTTGGCAAACTCTTGCTCTTCATGCACATGATCGTGCTGCATGCCAAGATTGCCAAGTCCTGCTAGTTTGAGCAGTGCGCCTAGTTTCATTGCATCTTCGTCGGTTGCATTAACTGTTAGACTTGGACCGCTTTGATCATTCATGCTGATGTTGATGTTCATGCCTTCCATTAGCTTGCCTGCTGCACGAACAATTTCGTTTGACTCATAAACACTTGCATTTTTGTATAGTGCCTTGCCGTTGCCGCTTGCATCTACTGCTACTGCACCAGACACAGTTGTTTCGTCAACTTTTTCACACTTGCAATCGTCCATTTTTTCATCGCACTTATCACAGACTTTTTCGTCTTCGAACTCTTCGTCCATTTTTTCTTTGTCTTTGGCAGCTTTTTTCATGTCTTCATCTTTGTCACCATCGCCATCAATGTCGGCAAAGTCTGGTTTTGCGGCTTCTGAAACTTTATAAGTTTTACCGTCGACTTCAAATTCTTCTTTGCCATCTTTCTTGGCTTGTGCAAGAGCACCTGAGAATTCATTGCCTTCTTCGACTTCATCTTCGTCCATGGTAACCATGATTTTGCCGCCACTTGCTCCACATTCACATGTTGGATCGGGATTGGCCATTTCACAGCCACATGCTTCGCAATGACCTTCTTTGATTCTTGCTGCTGCTGCTTCTGGAGTTTCGCCAATTGCTTCTTCAATTTCAGCTAGCGGAACACCTGCTAGTTCTGCAAGTCGACTCATCATTGAGTTTTTAAGTTCTGATTTAATACCTGCAATTTGTTGTTCAGCATCTAGTAGTTTTGTTACGCTATCGCTACTAAATGGTGTTTCTTGCATTGGATCCTTGGCATTAGTTTCTTTGTCACTCTCCATGACAGATTCATTAGAAACTTTGTTAAGGGTATTGATAATTGTATAAATGTTTTCCATAACTTTGTCCTTTTTTATCCTGCCACTGGTGACGGAATTTTATTTTTACCCATAATCGGGCTGTCTTTGCCTGCTGGCTTATCTGTGTTGTATTCTGCTGGGGCAGTTTTGCCGCCTGCAATAGTGAAATCACTGCTATACTCGTTGTTGATTACTTGGCGCTCGTAGGGGTCAGCAGCGTAGTAATCATTTGCTTCTTTGGATTCAGCAGTATCTGGCTCATAGTCAGAACCAAGAACTGGATTTGACTGTGCTTCATATTCAGCACGTTCTTGATCAATACTGTCGGCGTATGCTGCCTGCTGAATAAGCATTCTGTTTGGATCTAGTCCTAACAACCGCGCAATTTGTATCATCTGCGGCGGTGTTGCTGGATAGTTAAAAGTAACGTCAATGATTGACATACTTTCGTTTTCCATGCCAGGAAAATCCGGAAGTGTTTTCTGGATTGGTGTTTTCTTTGGTTCTGACATTGTGATAACGTCAAACTGTTGGAGTTTTTCTTCCAACTCGTTTATGAATTTTGCATCAACGTCGCCACATATTTTAATACGATAATCAAATGTTTGGCGGGTCTCTGTTAAGTATTGTGCGAATGATTTCATCTTTTATTCCCCTATGCAGTATTTACCTTGATTGGGTTTATTTTTCTTCGTTGGTTTTGCCTAACAAACGATCTAACAGTGCGTTTCTATCAAGTACAACACCTGTTCCTGTGGCAATATCTTCATTGTTAACCTGTTTAGCATCTAGGTTTGCTTTCTTTAGTTGCAAGTCAACCATCTTGAGTTTTTTGTTTAGTTTAGCTGTTTTAGCAGTGATAGCATGCCCAAGCATAGTACTTGCAACACTAAAGATATCACTGGCCCAGCGACTGTCAACATTCATACCCAAGTCCATTAGATCGTCAAAGCTCTTTGATGCTTTGCTAGCAAGCTCGTCCATTTCTTGATCGCTTGCTTCAAGCCCTCGCACCTGTGGTAATGCTGCTTCTACTTTTTCCAATTCTGTTCTTGCATTTTTTAATACAGGAATGTTGTCTTCCGTAGGTTCAGGAACGTTGTCGGGTGCTACTTCGTTGGCAAGACCGTCATCAACGCTGTCAGTTGGTAAGTCAAATAGTTCTTCGAGTTTTCTTGTCATACGGATATTTACCGGCGTTTACCGCCTTGACGGAAGATATCATCTTCTGTGATAACACGAAACTTCAAGCCGTTTCTTGCACACCACTTGCTAGCAGCATCCCATTTAGCATAGTTAATAGCAACAATAGCTTTGTCTCTGTTTGATGCTTTGCTTTCTAATACACTTTGTTTTTTAGGTTTGATTTCAATTAGCTCAGTGATAACTTGGTTGTGGCGGTTCTTGTACTGTATGAGAAAGTCTGGAATATAACGTGTGGGCTTACCTGTTAGTGGGTGCCTATAAGGAATAACAAGACTTTCGCTTGCCCAGCTCACAATGTTATCATTGTTATCGCAAAAACGCATAAACGCAAGTTCCCATCCACTGCGATACTTAGGTGCGCCTTTGCCTGCATACTTCGCTTGATTTAAAACTGTGTAATACCCTTGCTGATAGTTATTAGCCATGGGTCACCTATATATAGACGTTGCGGGCTGCGAATTGATTTGGAGTTGCTGTGGTTTTGATTCCTAACAGTGTGGTATTACTGCGTAGGTTGTTTAGATAGTATGCAAGTGTTGCTGTTATTTGCACTTGGTTCTGGTTGCTCATCTCATTGAGAAGAGTTTCAACTGGTATTCCCGAATCTTCACTGATTGAAAAAACGTTTAGTGTAAAGTTTTTAGCAGCAAGTTGATCAGCAAATATACTTGAGAAAAAACTGTACACATTGTCATATGCATTTGCATCAATGATCAATTCACGTTTATAGAATTCGTCGAATACTCTTACAGTTGGATCAGTGCCTGGATTTGTATAGTTTACAGTTGCCATATTATTGTGTCTTTGTCTGTGTTGGAACAGTTACCGGACCACCAGTGGTAGTTGCTGTTGCTAAACGTGGAGTTGCTGGGGCATTGATACCCACTGCTTGCTGCACTGGCTTATTTGGGAATAAAGCACCTCGTGCTGCACCCGGTAAATCCTGCTTAACTGTGTTTCTCAATATATCTCTTGATTCAGTTTGGAAAATCTGTTGCAAATCTCTACCTTTAAATGTTTGGAACGCTGCACCACCTTTTTGTATTGCACCAATAACACCAGCAAGGTTGCCAGCACTTAGATCAGTAACAATACCTGCTGCCGCGTCAATCAATCCGCCTTGTCCAAAGATTGATTGTGTGCTACCAGGTCTTGATAGCGGTGACTTAACTGTGTCATAGTTACCAGGGTTAGCAAAAGTAGGTATGCCACCATCTGGTGTACTTCCAGTTAACGCTCCATGATAATACTTAACTGTTTCGTAATCAAAGGTAAAAGTATTTTGCATAATGCCGGCACCTTCGGTGTAGTTGTAGGTATCATGCTCAAAACTTGAAATAATAGGATTGATCAGTGTGTAGGCTGACCATTTGTGATCGTTAAAGCCAAAGATTGTAATGTCACGGAAGAATGGAGGTTTGCCGCCTCTGCTACCTGTGCTATCAGTATAACTTTCGCCAATGTATCCCCAATCGTTGATTTCTCTGTCTTGTGTATAGATGTCTCTGTTGTTGTAAGGAAAAGCTGCACCTGGATCAACACCTTGTGCATTTTGTCCCATACTGCCGTTTGTTACTGCGGCATCCCAGTATTTTTGACTGGCATCTTTGTAATAGTATGCATAATAGTTGTACCACAATGCTCGTGATAAATCACTGGCATCATCATGCATAATACAAGTAATAGGATCATATTCAATTTGTGTTTGAACTTTGCGTTTTCTGTTATATTGATTCATAGTGTCAACACTAAACTTGTAGCTAGGAAGTTTAACTTCTTTTACTAGCAAGCTCAGGTTGGTTAAATCTTGTGTTTGAAATACATTGCGCAGTTGTGGAATTTGATCTATATTCAAGTTGAACACAACATGAAAAAGAAATTTCCTACGCGGAGCAAGCGCACCGTTATTGCTACGGAACGTCTTGCTAGCATGCGTATAGTCTTTTAGGAAATCGCTGCCAAAGAATCCTTTGAGAAAGTCTTCGCCGAAGGCCATAAGTTACTCCTTATTAGCCAGTAATAACGTCGCCGAGTGTTCTTCCTACAGTAGATCCAATGCCTGTGCCAAGTGGTGTTTGTACAGCATTATCAAATCTCATTGTGATTTCAATAGTTGCTGGATCGTTTGAACCATAATCCAAATCACCATAGTTGGCAGTTACCAAGAAGCAACCATACAGTTCCCATGTCTCAAGTACAACTGGTGCGCTAGTGCCATTGCCACCATCAAGTACTTCACAACGTGTGGTAAACTTGTAATCAATACCAGAACTAGCTGAAGCCTGTTCCATGGTATCCATTTGTTTCTGTAGTTGCTCACCAATAAGTCTAGTAACATGTCCACCTGCATCGTCACGGAAGGTTGCAGTTGTAGAATCCCATGTCTGACGACCGGCTAGGTAGATACGACTGTTGTAGATTGGAATTTCAATCTCTTCAAAGTTAATCGTTGGGCGATTAAATGTCATTACCTGTTTGGTAAGTTCTGTTCTAGGTGTAGATACACCAAGGTTTTCAAATATCACACGGTAGCGATATTTTAGTTTTGGCATTAACAGACCTTGGGTTGGACTACTCTGGTCACTGGCCAAAGGCACTGTCATTCTTGTTAGCGATGATACGGCCATGTTATAATTCTCCTATTACAATAGTTATTTATCTAAAATCAGCCACAAAAAAATGAGGCCAAAACCTCATTTTTCTGTATTTAAAGTAGTTTAAACTGCGGCTGAGCTTGCTACGTTACCAGCAGCAATTTCGCCTGTGTTCTTGATTCTAACTGGAATGTAGATGAATTCAACAGCTTTGACCGGCTCAATAGCAACGTCAACATATAGTTCGTTTCTATCAATACGCTCTGGTGTATTGTTTGAATCATCACAGACCACCAAGTAGTCGTAGATACCGCGTTTTGCAACTAGGTCAATCATTAGACTCTCGACAGCGTTCTTGATTTCGTCACGTGTTAGTTGATCGTTTGGTTCGAACACAAAGTTCTTGCCAATAACTTCAAGTCTGCCACGAATAAATGCAACAAGTCTTGCAACGTTGATTCTATCAAGTGAGCTCTGTGTGTATGTTGTCTTGTTACCATAGTTGAGAATGCCACTACCCGGAATGAATGTAATTGGGTTGATGCTGTTCTCATACAGTGTATCACGTAGACCTTGGCGAATTGCTGTTTGTACAAACTCACCTGTCTGTGCGTTAACATAACCTAGCTGACTGGCGTTGTCTACTGTACCACGGCGTGTACCTGCTGGTGCCAACCATGGATAAGCAACATCGTCTGAACGTACAATAGTTCTCAACATCATGTGTGATGGTGGAGCAACCACTGTAGCACCGCTTAGGTCAGTTGTTTGACAACTTGGATAGAATACACCAAAGTATGGATCTGATGTTGTTAAGCCATCACCGTCTGCATTGGTTGCCCAGTTAACAATGTCTGTGCCATTGTCTGCTAGACGCATTGGTGTGTCGCCAATTATAAACGCTGTGTTGTTGCGCTCGTTGTTTAGTGCTACCATGTTGGTTGCAAGTTCTGGATAGTTAGGACATGCAATCAAGTTGTACTGACGCTGCTCTTCACGAAGCTCTTGTGAGCCATCGATACTGGCTTTCATTGCAGCAACAACAATTGCTCTTACTGCTTTGCGGCCTGCATACATAGCACCATTTGATTGGTTACCACTTGCTGTTACCCAAGCATCTTTAACAGTTGGTAGAGCACCATATGTGCTTGCAGGGAAATCTGCACTGTTAAAGTAGTTAACCTGGAAGCTCTTTACATTGAAACCTGAACGTCTTGTGTTCCAAACCAATGTGCCTTCTGGATATAGTGTAGGATCAGGTTTGTCTAGGTCAACATAGTCGCTAGTTAGCAAACTAACAATAGTTGGAATGTCATCTGTGATTGGATCAGTTGTTCCGTTACCGGCCCAACGTACATCGCCAAACAAGATACCATTCTGTGTTGTTTGATCTGTGTTGTCGATCAATACCCACTGATCAACTGAATCAACACTCTGCCAGCGATAAATCTGCGGATAGTTGTCTAGATCTGCTGTTGAAATCCACAAGTCACCGTATACCAATGCACTGTTGTCGCTTTGTACTGTAGGAGCACTTGCAGCAACAATTGGGCCATTTGGAGAAGTTGTTGTTAGATCGTAGCCACGAATATCGCTGCTTACATTCTGATAACCTTTCCATGTGCCGCCACTTTGAATCATGATGTCAGCTTGGTCAGTTGCACTGTAGTACCAGTATGTTCCGTCTGCTGGATCAATACTTGGTGCTGTTGCACTTGCAGTGTAAACTGGTGTTGAACCATAACCTAGTGGGATCCAGT